CATAATCGTCGATCGCGCCCGACAACGCATGGCCGCGCAGCCGCAGCTCGGCGTCGGACCCGGTAAAGATGCCCGCGGCGCTCACCGATACCGACCGCACGCCCGCACCGGACAACAGCTCGCGCCACCCGCCCGAATCCTTGGTGGTGACGTTCACCGCCTCGCCGTTCACCGACAATTGCGTCGTGCGCAGCCCCGCCACGGTCCGATAGGCCGGCGGAGCGCCGCCGTCGCCGACCTTGAGCAGAAAAGCGCTCCCATTTTCGATTGCCATCGTCTAACCTCCTTGAAAATATTCGTGCGGAATGGGGAGTCGCAGGATGCTGATCACGACACTGGTTCTGGCCATGATGGTCCAGTCGCCCGCGGCGACGGTCGACCGGACACGCGCCGCTTTCACCAAATGCCTTCGCGACGATCTCAAGCGGGCGCTTGAGGCAAAGGTCGAAGAGGCCGAATATGTGATGACGCTCAAGGCAAACTGCACGGCCGAACGCGACGCCTTTCGCAAGGCGGTGATCGCGCTCGGCCGCGCCGCGGGCGATTCCGAAAAGGTCGCGACCGACGACGCCGACTGGCAGGTCGAAGATTATCACGAGAATTTCACCGAAAAGTTCAAGGATTATAAAGCGACCAACACGCTGCCCGGCGACTGACCGACGCGCTTCCGGATCGTCAGGCCTCAAGACATCGGCATTGCACGATCATCTCGTGCCGCCAGCCGCCCTCGCGCGCAAAGCCAAGGCGCGTGCGGATCGTCCGCGCGCTCACGATCGTCCAGCCGCCCGCCCTCCCCCGCATCGTCGCGACGACGCGCTCGATGCGGTCGGCGGCGCTGTCATCCACCGTGCCGCCGACACCCGCCAGCACCAGCGTCACCCGAACCTCGCGCCCGGCGCGATCCTTCGTGCCCCAGTCGCGCCCCTCGACGCCGCCGACCGTCACAAAAGGCGCGCTCGCGCGCGGGGGTGCGCCGTCAAAGACGCCATGGACAATCCCCGCCAGCGCTTCGTCGCGTGCCAGCAGGTCAAACGCGCGGGCGCGCACCGCGCTCTCGGCGCTCGTCACCGCCCGCTCCCCAGCGTCAGCCGCCGCCACGGCTGCCACAGCGCGGCGATGGCGGCGGGCGGGGCGGTGCCCGACCCGTCGCGCGCGTCGTGCAGATGCTGCGTCATGCGCAATATCCCCTGCCTTATCGCTTCGGGCACGCCGTTCGGCCCATCGGCGATGCCCGCGCGATAGGCGACGCGCAGCCGCTCGGCGTCGTCCGCCCGTTCGACCGCGATGCGTGTGCTGCCGTCGCGGCCGACGGTTACGCGGTAATCGCCCTCGGCCAGCGGCCTTTCCCCGCCGCCCGGCACAAGCAGCGCCAGGCTGTCGATGCCGGTCACCGGCTGCGCGGCCAGTCGGACCGCGCCGGCGTCGATCGGTATGCGCTCCTCGACCGCGCGCACGATCAGCCACTGGCCGATAAAGGCCTCGCAGATATTGGTCGCGGCGCGGATCAGCCCCGCCACCACCGCATCGTCGACCGTCGCGCCCATTCTTAACCAGCCGCGCGCTTCGTTCAGGCTTACCGGCGCTTCCCCCGGCAACGGACTCTCGGCCATCATCGCTCCTCCACCCGCATCGACACCGATCGCTCGTCGATCTGTCCATCGCTCAGCGTCACCCGGTTGGTCACGCGATAGAGGCGGCCCGCAACGCCGCCCGTCAGCGTGACAGTGGTTTGCAGCAGGCCGTGCGCCGCGCCCGCCACGCTCACGCCCCCCGCCTCGGCCGGGATGACCGACCAGTCGCTCGCGACGATGGCCGCCCCGTCGGAATAGGCGGCCGTCCAGTCGAACTCGAAATCGATCCGCGTGCCCGGATCCTTCACCATCATCGTCATCATCGGCCCTTTCCGTCAGGGTTTGCGTGGCGTCGCACGCCGCGCGATCGCGCGCGGCATCGGCAGCATCGTCTGCGGCGCCGCGGGGGCCGGTCCCGCCCATTCGCTTGCAAGGTCGCGTCGGCCGACATCGCCGATCGCGCGCGCCGCCAGTGCCGTTCCACCGGTCACGCTGCCGCCTCCAGCGCCGCGATCCGCGCCTCCTGCGCGGCGATCAGGAACAGCGCGAGCTGGTCGATGCGGACCCCGAAACGGCTTCCGGCGCCGCGACCGGGCTGCGCCGCGCGCGCTTCGGCGACGATGCTGCCTTCCTTGTCGCGCACGTCGCCCGCCGCCGCGACCGGCTCCACCGCATCCCATCTGTCCCAGCACAGAAAGGCATAGGCGCTGCTCGGCGTCTCGCCCTCGGCAAGCGGCTCGATCAGCCCCTCGTCGGCCATGATCGCCCACACCGCCTGCGCGCGCACGCCAAAGTGCATCCGCGCCCCGTCCGCGCCCTTTTCGGCGATGGCCTCGTTCCACTGGAAAAAGCCGAGTTCACGGGCGATCCGCCGCGCGGCGCGCAGCTCGGCCGCGGTCGGCGCGCCGCGCCATGTCTTTTCGCGCGCGTCGGACGTGTTGATCGTGCCATTGACGGCATAGATTTCGCTGACCCGGTTGACGCTGCCGCCAATCGTATAGGCATTGTCGGCGATCGGATAAAAACCGCCCGCTGACGAAATGGCCCAGCGATAGGTGCCGCTGGTGGCAAAGCGTATCTGGTGGGTCAGGCCGTTCCAGATGTCGAAACCGTCGTCACCTGCCGAATAGCCGCAAAAGCCCTTTGCGCCCGACGGATCGTAAAAGCCCTGATAACAGGCGCCGCCGCCGCGCCCGGCGGTCGTTTCAAGCCGCTGGACTTCGCCGCTCCACTTGACATGCAGGCGCACACTCGGCGCCCCTGACAGCAAACCGATGCCCAGATGACCTGCCGCGCTCAGCCGCATCCGTTCTGCTCCGCCAGTGACAAAGCCTATGCTGTCGGCGGCGGGAAGCCAGAATCCGGTATCGGTGTCGGCGGCAAAGCTGATCGACGGCGCCGCTGCGCTGCCCGCGGCCGCACCCAGGGCGCCGTTCAGCGGATAGCGCCCGTCAGCATTGCGAAACGCCAACGCCGACAGGGGAATGTTGACCCAGCCCCCGCCGCGCCGAACGGTCACAGTGTCGCTTGCTTCGCCTGTCGCAGCACTGCCATGCGAGGTTGAAATTGGCTGCTTTCCTGCAACCGCGTCGTTCACGCTCGCCAGCTGGTCGGACAGCCCCGCCACCTCAGCCGCCAGCGCCGCAGCCTCTGCATCGCTCTCCGTGAACCAGTCCGCGCCCACCGTCAGCGCGATGGTCTTGAGGCCGACCGTAAAGTCGACCAGCGCGCCGCCTGCCGACGAAGCCGCCACCGCGTCGCGCAGCAGCCGACCGTCGCCGCCGATCCGGCCGGTCCCCACCTCCCATTCATCGGGATGCACTATCCCTGCGATGGCATAATGAAATGACACGCCGGGCGGCACCACGCCCGCGAAACGGCGATGGCCGGGCACCGCGCCGGTGGGCGTCAGCGGCCCGGTGCCGCCCTCCTGCGCCAATTCGCGCACCAGGTCGGCAAAAAAGGGGGTCGGCATGGCAAGGCCATCCTTTCCAATATGATCTGCATGGAAACAAAATGCCGGTCGCCATGTCGTTCAGACCGGGTGGAAGGCACCAACATGGGCCGAATGGCGACCGGCCTTTGGCGCCCGGCCCGCCCCGAAAGGATTGGACGGGCCGGGCGCCCTCGCGCGCCTGCGCTGCCATCGGGTCAGCTGGCGGCGAATTTCATCAGCTTGATCGCCTGCGAATCGATGATCGCGCCGCCGACCCTTTTGGTTGCATAGAAATGCACGAAAGGCTTGTTGCTGAACGGATCGCGCAGGATTCGCGTCTCGCCGCGATCGGCGATCAGATACCCCGCGCGGAAATTGCCGAAAGCGATCGACAGGCTGTCGGCCGCAATATCGGGCATGTCCTCGGCCTCGACGACCGGATAGCCGAGCAGGCTCGCCGCCTGTCCCTCGACCATCCCCGGCTGCCAGACAAAGGCGCCGTCCGCCGTCTTGAACTTGCGAATGCGGGCCAGTGTGTCGCTGTTCATCACCCACACCGCGCCCTGCCGATATGGCGCTTTCAGCGCATGGACCAGCTCGACGAGCTTGTCCTGCGGGTTGGACGCCGGAAAGGCGCCCGCGCTGCCCGTCGCCAGATGCTGCAAGGTGCCAAAGGCGCGCGCACCGTCGCCCTCGTCGTTCGTCGCATAGGTCAAAAAGCCCTTGGGGCGGTTGATGCCGTTGCCGTTCACGAACGCCGCCCCCTCGGCGACCGCGAACTCGCGGCCGATCTCGTCGGCCAGCCAGTCCTCGACGTTGAACATCGCATCGTCAAGCATCGCCTGGCTTGCCGCCGGATTGGCGTAAAGCTCGCCCGACGGGGGTGCGATTTCGGCAAAGCTGCGCGTCGCCGTTCCGGGTCGCGCGTCACTCTCACCGACCCAGCCCGCGCCCGTCGTGCCCGTCGCGACCAGCTTGCGGTATCCGCTCGTCCCCGTCTGCACGACGGTCGCGATGCTGCGGATCGGCGACAGCGCCTTCAGCGTCGCGGCGATGCTGGTGTCGATCTCGCGCGGCACCGCATAGCCGCCCTCGGCTCCACTTGCCCCCGACAGGCTCTTCATCTCGACCCCCGCATCGATGCCGCGCCGCAAATAGCGCTCGACAAAGGCATCGCGCGCCGGATCGGCGGCCTTCGCCCCGTCGAGCGGCAACCGTGCCGCCGCGACCGCCTGGGCATCGACCTGTGCCTTCAGCGCCGCCAGCGACGCCTTCAGATCGTCGACTGCCTCCGCCGCCAGCACCGCATCGAATGCGCCGTCCAGCGCATCGGCCTTCACTTCCATATCCATTTCCATGCCCGTCACTCCTTCAAAGAAATCCATCGCAATCCTTTTTCCCGGTCATCCCGGCGAAAGGAGGCGATACCGCGATCACCCGCGCCAGCGGCTGCATCGGCACCGCAACCAGACTCACTTCCGCCAGATCGAGCGCCAGCAGCTCGCGCGGCCGCGCGCCGCGCGCCGCGCGCACCCGATAGCCAAAGCTCAGCCCGGTCAGCGCCCCGCGCGCGACCAGCGCCGCCGCGGTCGGATGCGTCAGGCGCGCCACGACGCGCAGCCCGCGCCGGTCCTCCGCCAAAGCCTCGACGACGCCGACAACCGCCCCCGGCCGATGCTGCCACAGCAACGGCACCGCCCGCCCTTCGCGCAAACTCGCCGCAAAGGCCCCGGCGCGCACAACGTCGCCGCCGCGATCGACGCGATCGAACACCGCGGCATAGCCGGCAAAGCGGACTGCGGATTGTTCGCGCCGAGGCGCAGAAGCCGCAGCGAAAGAAAAAGTCGGCAACGCCCCCCTCACCGCAAGAGCCCCGGCAACCCCAGCTTCACCGCCAGCCCGACGATCAGCAGCGCCAGCATCCCGCGCACCGCCCAGTCGACGGTCGCTTTCCACGCGCTCCGCTTCGCATCGCGCCACGCGCCCAGCAGTTGCCGCAGGTCCGCCATGTCGGCGCGCGCCGCTGCATCGGCCAGCCCCAGCCGCGCCAGCGCCCGCCGCGCGCCCAGTTCGCTCGCCTCCTCGACCACCGCGCGCAGCAAGGCCGCATCGGGCGCCCCGGACGCACTCGTTCCCGCCAGCGCGATCAACCGCGCCAGCGCCTCGTCTTCATCCATGTCGCTGTCCTCACAAAAACCCTCCCCCTGCGATGGGGGATGGTTGCGCGGCCCTGGCCGCTTGCGGCCCAGGCGAAACCGGTTGGGGGTGGGCCGGTGCCTGCGAAGGCTACGCCACCCCCAGCAACGCCTTCTTCTCGTCCGCGCTCAGCCAGTCGGCGCCCGACACCTCGCGCCACAGCGCCATCCGGTCCTCGGCCAGCGCGGGCAGCTTGTTAAGGTCGACGCGCAGCGCGGCGCCGTCGAACCAGCCGCGCAGCCCGTGCGCGACCGCCCCCAGAATCTTCGCGCACAAAGGCAGCACCGTCAGCCGCCACAGCGCGCGATTGGCCTCGCGGTAATTGGCATAGGTCGCATCCCCCGGCAGCCCCAGCAGCATCGGCGGCACCCCGAAACTCATCGCAATCTCGCGCGCGCTCGACTCCTTCAGCGCCAGGAAATCCATCTCGGCGGGCGACAGCGACAGCGGCTGCCACTTCAGCCCACCCTCCAGCAGCAACGGCCGCCCCGCATTCGCGCCCCCGAAAAACTCTCGGCCAATTCCTCGCGCAGCCGCTCGACCTGTTCGGCCGACAACGGCATCCCCTTGTCGCCCGGATCATGCACCAGCGCCCCCGACGGCCGCGCCGCATTCTCCAGCAGCGCCGCATTCCACCTCGCCGCGGCATTATGCGCCGCGATCGCGCCCGCCGCGGCGCCCAGGCACCCCGCGCCATAATGATCGTCCAGGGGGTGCAGCGCCTTCACATGCACCACCGCCACGCGCCCCGCGCCATCCTCGGCGGGCAGCACCGCCGCCGACCCGCCCGCCTTGTAACGATAGGCAACCGGCCACCCGCGCGCGTCGGCCTCGACCGTCACCCGTTCGGGGCGCAGCGCGAACAGCTCGGCGGGCGCCCCCGCGCCGTCGGTCAAAATCTGCACATATCCATTGCCGTGGAGCAGCAGGTGCAACGCCAGCGTCTCGACCAGCCCCTGCCCGCCCGACGGACCCGCGACGAGCGCCAGCAGCGCGGGATCGCTCGCCTCCAGCGGCGCACTCGCCGCCGCCTCGGCGACCAGCCGCACCGATCGCTGCACGATCGCATTCGCCAGATACCCCTCGCGCACCTGCGCTTCCCACGACAGCGGCGCAGGCGCCGACCAGCTCCCATACACCCGCGACAATTGGGGCCGCGCAGCCCCCTGCGCAGCCTTCCGGCCAAACCAGTTCATGACATTCTCCTATTTAGGAAGGCTTCTTTGGACGATAGTCGCGGCTATCCAGACATTGGTCGTAAAGCTGTCGGTCGAGCTTGATCCAATCTGTCTTGTCGATGCCTCTTACGCGATATGTCGGGCTTACCGGAAAGGCCGAGGCTACCTTGATCCAACGATTTTGTTCTTGTGCTATCAGCCGAATTTCGTCGGCCACTTCGGTAAGATCTTGATCGCGACAAAACAGGATCGCCACGTCAAACTCTCGTTTCAAGGCAAGCCTGATGACATCTAGCGCGATACGAACATCTATCCCCTTCTCATCTCCGTCTAGAAATGAGTGTTCTGTACCATCAGGCAGTCTGACTTTTTTGTTCCGATAGCGTAAGGAACGAGTATAAACATGGACGCCTTGGCGAGCCATTTGAGCAGCTTTTGCAACCCAAAAATGATTCCAGAACGGCTTGTCTGCCGCATCCGGAACGCCAGTATAAAAGCGTGTTTGCTGCAACTGCCAACCATGGCCTTGGCAAACTCGTTCTGCCAATAGGGTTGGATCAAAATTGGGCCAGCTGTATCCAAACGCCTGCTTCGCAGAGTGGAAAAGATTTTGTCCGTCGAAAAACGCAACGGCGCGAATCAGGGGTAGCTGGTCTGCCATATAACGGAACATGTCATGAACATAACAGTTTCGCTAGGCCAAAATTAATAACCCCGCCGGAGGCCTTGCGGCGTGTCCGACGGGGAAGAAGTTGATAGCCGCCAGATAAGACATCCTGTATTAACGTCAAGTGAATAATTATCCCATCAGGATAATCTCAAACCCGCCGAACCCCCACAACCATCCCCCGCTGCATCCCTTCCAACAACTCCGCCAGCGCCCACACGCATGCATCTGCCCGGTCGGGCGAGCGCCCTGGTCCCGCATAGCCCCCGCCCACCTGCAACCCGCAGAGCTGGTCCTCCAGGCTTGCGAACACCCCCGCATGAACCACCTGCCCCCGCTCATAGGCCAGCGCGACCGGCTCGGCGCGCCGCACCTTGCCCGCGCTTGCGCGCACCGGAACGACGGGCAGCGTCATGTCGGCCTGGCGCAGCACCGCCGCGACCATCTCGCCGCCCATATTGCTTTCGGCGACCACGCGCTCGGCGCCCCAGCGCGCCGCCGCGGCGGCGACCGCCTGCGCCCACACATGCGGCGCCGGCCGTGCTACACTCGCGTCCTCGACCACCGCCAGCCGCCCGTCACGCAGCTCGGCGGCGGCGATGATCCCGCACGCATCGCCCCCGGCGGTCGCGGGCGGATCGACCCCGATCACCACCCGCACCGGCTTGCCGATGCTGTCCGCCGCGACCCGGCACCGCTCGACCAGCGCGCGCGTCCACAATGCGCCTTCGACATCCTCCAGCATCTCGCCGTCCAGTTCCTGCCGTCCCAGCCGCGTCCCGCCATAAATGGCGTCCATCGTCGCCAGCCATTGCGCCGACAGGTTGCGCCGGTTGCTTTCCGTGCGCCCGCGCGTCACGGCCACCCCCTTTTCCTTGATCAGCCGCCGGACCAGCGGCACCCCGCGCGGGGTTGTCGTCGCGACCACCCGCGGCCGCACGCCGATCCGCATCGTCAGCATCAGATTGTCCCACGCCGCCTCGCCCTGCGGCCATTTGGCGATTTCGTCGCACCAGGCGGCATCATGCTCAGGCCCGCGCAGACTGTCGGGCTCGGCCGCCGAATAAAGCGTCGCCACCGCGCCGTTCGGCCAGGTCAGCCGCCGCAGGCTGCTTTCATAATCGGGACGCCGATCGTCGGGCGCGATCGCCAGTAACCCGCTTTCGCCCTCGACCATCACCTGCCGCGCCTCGAGCAACGATGCCGCGACCAGCGCGATCCGCGCGCCCGGCGTCGCCTCCGCAAAGGCGCGCACCCACTCGGCGCCGGTGCGCGTCTTGCCAAACCCGCGCCCCGCCAGCAACAGCCACACATGCCAGTCGCCCTCCGGCGGGCATTGATCCGCACGGCGCCACCACGACCAGTCGGTGAGCAGCCGCTCGCACGTCCTGCCCGACAGCGCCTTCAACCAGCGGTCGAGCTTTGCCCGCGTTTCGGCGGCGCAGTCGGTTGCGTGCTTCATCCGCCATCGCCCTGATCGGTGAGCAGATCGGCCGCGGCCTGCGCCTGCATCGCATGGAGCTTTGCGGTCAGCCGCGCCTTGGCGTTCCCCTGCGCCGCGGCGTCGCCGACGCCAGGCAGCTTCGCGCCGCGCACCGCCGCGCGATGCGCCGCCAGCAACGACAGGCCCAGCCGATATTTCTGTGCCCGCGACTTCAAGGTCGCATCCTTTACATTGCCCGTCGGCGCGATCAGCGCCTCGGCCAGCAGCTCGGCCTCCAGCCGGGCAAAACCCTCGCACAGCGCCTCGTGCCAGCGCGCGGCAAAGCCGCTGTTGCGCCGCCGCTCGCGATACATGGCATCGGCGCCGATCCCCGCCTTGCGCGCCGACGCGGACACATTCGACGATTCGGCCAGCGCCTCCAGGAAAATGTCCATCTGCGCGCGGTCGGGGCGCGCCTTGCCGCCCGCTTTGGCCTTGTCGCCCTGCCCGGCTCCGCCGATCCGTCCCATCGCCGCCTCCCTGAAACGCCGATCGGGCCGCGCGCCCCGAAAGGCGCCGGCCCGACTCGCAATTCTTGATGATGCGACACTTGTGGCGTTTATGTAGTTTACAAACCCACAAATCCAGACATAGCCGCCGCTTCCGCTCTGGGCGGGGTTTTCCATGATGCCCGAATCGCTACATCAAGCGTGACGCTGTAGGAAAGCGGGTTTTACTGATTTGGTTATTTTTGCTGTTTGGGCGGCTCAACGGGCTTGTGTTTCACCAGCTTGCCCAGCCGCTCATCAAAGCGTTTGGGATCGTCGTCGGTTTCGAGTTCCCGCGCAGCGTCGATGAACTTTTTACTTTGACTCCCAAGCTCTGTCGGTGCTGTTTTCTCGGCCATGTCGAACAATCCTCCTGAATATCACTACGTAGCATATATCGATGAAGCGGGCGACGATGGCTTAAAGGCCGTGAAGCCCCTCTCTCGCCCTGGATCAAGTGAATGGCTTATACTGTCCGCTGTCGTCATCCGTGCCGACAATCAAAGCAAGGTTGCGGAATGGACGGAGCAGATAAAAGCCGAGTTCCGTAACCATCAGCGCAGCGATATCCATTTCTCAGGACTGAACCCCGCAAAGCGCAAGCGCGCCTGTGAGATGATGGCGGACCTCGACGCTCGATATTTCGTCGTCGCATCCAACAAGAAGAACATGGAAGGCTACACCAACCCGTTCGCCGGAAAGATACCATCCCGCAATTGGTTCTACTGCTGGATGACCCGTCTTCTTCTAGAGCGCGTGTCCAAGTTCGTGCTCGATAAGTCACTTGCAAATTATGGTGAGGCGAAAAAGCTTCGCATCGAATACAGCGCCAGAGGCGGACTCAGCTACTCCCAAATGCACGCCTACTACGAGTGGATGAAGCTGAAAAAGCACAACCCATTCCTTCCTTGGGGGCGCATCGCGTGGGACGTTATGGATCCTGCGTTGCTCTACATCTATCCGCACCTAGAACGTGAAGGCTTGCAGCTTGCGGACGTCGTGGCGAGCGCGTTCTTCAAGGCCTGCGACAAACACGATACTGGCGCCTGCGATCCGACATTCGCCAAAATCTTGAAGCCACGAATGGCGCGAGAGCCGGACAAAAAACGCGGCCAGATTTCTGGCTTCGGGGTGAAGCTAATGCCGAGCATGAGGAAGGCAAAACTAGACCCCGATCAAGCAGCAATTTTTCGGCACTACGGCTACCCGTCACAGTGGTGGTGTCCAGAAGCGTTCAACGACTGACCATTGAGCCCAACTATCTTCCTATCAAGCGTGTCAGTGATTGCCGCTGGAATAAAACCAACGACCCGACATCTGACCCACCACCGGAGACTATATTATCCAGAAAGGTCAATGGAATCAAGGTTTTTCCTGCGATTCCATAAACTTAAAGCTAAGCTGTTGAGGTTGAGTCGTTTTATCGGCCTTACGCAACGGCTTCGTCGTCAATCCGCCGGTACGTAAGACGCTTACCGACAATCCCGCGCACGGCTGCAACAGCCCGACCACGATCATCAATGCCGTTGGCCTGTCGAGTGTTATAGCGAAACTCGAACTCGGCCAGATAGCGGTGCAGGTGCTGTTCACCGCAATGCTGATAGACGCCCTTCATGCCGCGCTTGAAGATCGAGAAAGCGCCCTCAACGGTGTTCGTGTGAATGGTGCGGTCCTTGTAATCGACATACTGGCGCGCGCCGTGCAGCGTGGTGCCATGCTCGGCAAATTGCTTGCCAATCTTGCTATACATGCGCGCTTCGTCCGTCATTAGACGGGCTTCACGGGCAATGTTATCCAGCACAATAGGATGCACTTCGTCCGCGCGGAACTTGTCGAACGTGAACGAACGCATGGTGCCGGTCTTGCGGTCAACCAGCGCCAGCACACCGAACTTGTGCGCCGTGCCAGCTTTTGCGCCGCGACGGCCTTCCTTGGTGCCGAAATAGGTTTCATCGACCTCAACCGCGCCGCCGCCCGAACCGAACGGCTGCGCTAGATCGCCAGAGCGCATAGCTTCACGAATGCGGTGCGCCAGAAACCATGCGGTCTTATACTGGACC